GTTTGGTGGAGCCGGGGGGATTTGAACCCGCATCTAGCCCCCATTTGACGCGGCTTCCAGGCTGGAAGCTGTCATAAGGCTGTCATTACAGCTAAGACCCGTGATCGTATACGGTGAAATCTCTATCGATCCAAAGGATGTGAAATACCCGACCGTCGCGATACCCGACCATTGGGGCTTTGCCAATTGCACGGAATGAGATCAGGTTGGTGTCGTCTGTAACGAAGGCTGGAATTGCGGCCTTGAAGGATGGACGCCCGATAATCTCGAACCCAAGACCATGGCGAGGGGCTTGCTTGATCTGTTGCCAAGACATTTGGCTGAGAGTGCGAAGCTTGGATAGTACCTGGCTTCTCTCATCAGACGTGCACTCCGACACGCAGTAATCCGCCTGCATGAACTCGAAGGAAAACAAAGGCGGCTTCAGCTCCGGGTTCTCAGTAGGTGCTGGCCTTTCCTTGAGTAATAGACTGCTTTTAGAGCCTCTATCCCTGAGACGTGCCATGCCACGCCCTTACTTCACAAGGGTTTTAAAGAACTGGCGCATGTCGTCCGCAGGAATTTCACGGCTCATCGCCCCTGCCTGATAATTGTTCCGCCAGGGGGCTTCTTCGTGGGTCATCTCGCGCAGTCGCCAAGCCGAATACTGCCCGTAGATCTGCTGCACTTCATTGAGCAGTTCTACTTGCTCGGGGCTGAACGCTTCCAGATTGAAGTCTATGGGCGCTGGGATGCTGCCCGAGCCGAACTGCTTGTAGTGGTGATAGACGTTCGGCACGACAGGACCGTGCGTCCATGCTTCGATGGAGTCAGTGAACAAAGGCTCATCGTAGACGGCGAGATGGAAGCCCTGAGCGTAGTACACGAGCTTCTGCAGCTTCAGGTTGGACACAAGGTCGCCGGCCTCTTCGTTGGATTGGGCGAGGAAAAACTTCGCCACATCGATAGAGCTTGGCATAAGACCTCCTTGGTCATTTCCTGTGGATAACGTGTGTATAGCATGTGACATCAAAACGGTCGATGATTATCCGCTAGCCTTCAAGGATGTCAATTGAGGCTCGTCGCCTTGCCACATCTGCTCAGCTTTTCCCCCTGCCGACGCATCTGCGGCAGGCATCCATCTGCCATATACCCTGGCAATCATGGTCCAGTCGCTGTGCCCCATCTGTGTGGCTACCCACATCGGATGCTCCCCGGCAGACAGCATCATGGATGCGTAGGTGTGCCGGGTCTGGTACGGACGACGGTAGCGCACGCCGGCCTTCTTCAGCGCGTAAACCCAGAGTGTTTTCCGGATCGGTCCGTCGCCGGCCCATCGCTCGCCCGTCCTCGGGTTCTGGAAGACTTCCTGATTGGCCAGGTAGGTGAATTCCTTTTGCGCCTTCAAGGCTTCCAGCGCAGGGCCGAGCAGCTTGATGCTGCGCCGGCCGGAAGTGGTCTTCGTCACCTCCGCTTTTCCCTTGGCTGCCTGGGTCATGGCGCGGGTGACGCGCACCTCGCCGCGGAGCCAGTCAATATCGCCCCACTCGAGGCCGACGAGTTCGCTGGTACGCATCCCCGTCCAGAATGCGAACTGTACTAGGTTCCGCCCTTGACCATCGAGGGCACTCAGAATCGCCTGCTGCTCTTCCGGCGAGAATGGGTCCACGTCGTCGTCCTTGACCTCTCCCTTCCTTGCGTATGTCCAGCCGGCGAGGGGGTTGCTGTCGATCAGTTCCTCTTCCATCGCATCACTGAGGGCCGAGCGTAGGCAGCTCTGGATATTGCTGAGCGTCTTGTTGCTCACCTTCAGGGTGTCCAGCCAATCCTTGACGGCCTTCCGCTTCAGGTCGACCACCATGACGGGCCCAAGGGCCGGCACCAGACGAAGCTCTACAATCTTCCTGTAGCCCTCGAAGGTGCTGCTGGAGACGTGCTTGCGCTTCGACTCAAGCCATCGGCCAAGGAATCCCGCAACCGTCTCGCGTGACGCCTCAGGCGCAAACTTGGCGGCGCGCGGAGATCCAGGAAATGTCACCGAGTAGTCGAAGGTACCGGCGGCGATCGCATGTTCGATAGCCGCCTTGTGCTGCTCTGCTCGCTTCAGGTTAGTGGCGGTGGGCTTGAGCGAGATGCGCTCCCGGCACCTGACGCCGCGATACATGAACGTGATTTCGATACTCGAATCAGAGACTGCCCTGACTCCCCGCCCATCTCTACCCATGCTTCATACCCCTCTACATCAATAAGCGTCCGGCCATCCGGTGCTTTTTTCCATATCTCGCCGAGGCGCCAGATTCCGTCGCGGATCTTCGAGCGCACGGCGTCTTCGGTGTAGCCAGACTCGCTGGCGAATTTTTTAACAGTCAGGTAGCGCATTCCTGAGGCCTAGGCTTGAATGCAAGCCCCTCCCAGCGGCCGGATGGGCCGCGAATCTCGCAGCGCCGAACGTAGGCCCGGCGTTTCTTACTGTCGAACAGTGCCTGGCAGGCATCCATCCGTTCACCGTCGTTCGTCATTGCCAGCAGCCTGGCGCGGTCACCGCTGTTGACGAAGACGAATCCGTCCTTGATCTTCCCGTACCCGCTGGTTCGGTATAAGGCCCAGCGCGCCCCACCTTTCTTGCCTCCCTTCGACCCTTCGGTCAGGTAGAACGCAAACTCTCCCCTCATCACGCGAAGCAGAGTTCTAGCCATGGCGACCCCCACCATCTTTCGCCACTACCGAATACGCCTCCGGCTTTCGCTCAACCGTACGGGTCGATCCGTCCAGGCTGTGGACGGTGAGTGCCGGTCGCCGAATCTGCACCGTTCCATCTGGCGCCATCTCCTGCCGCAGGGCGCCGTAGAAAGGGCCACCCAGGGCGAACGGGTCAGGGATGGCCGACGGGTTTTCAAGCAAGAACTTCTGAAACAGGTTCTGGACCGCAGCGGTAAGTGGCCCCGTGTTCCCTCGGTTGGAGCGGCCGCTCTTGTGGTCTGCGCTGTCCTCGAACTCCCCGCCAATCCAGAGCAGGCCGCCAACGATTCCGGCGTCGCCCGCGCAGACCTCGGCAGCCTCGGCACGGTGGGCATGATTCACCCCCAAGAGATCGCACAGGTCGTCGAACGACAGGGCCTGCTCGATCATTGCTGAGTTTCCGATAAGCCAGGCTCCGCACTCCTCCATGGCTTGCGCCGCAACTCTGGCTCGCTCCCGATATGCCATCCGTTCGCGCTCCAGTGCCTGCTCGGTGAACGGCATGCCCTTGAGAAGTCGTCGCCACTTCTGGCGATGCTCTGCGAAGCTGGCGTCGCGATCGGCATGCACTGCCCGGATGAACATCCGGAGGGCTGCTATACGGACGCGCAGGTTACGGCTGCTGTCGACGCCGAGGTCGATCAGCCGATGCATCGTTGCGCCCTTCATGCCCGACTCTCCTTGTTCGTGTCGCAGATCCGCAGGTCGACGCCGCAGGCCTGGACCAGTTCGGTCAACTCGCCGAGCTTGGTGTTGGGGTTCTGCATCGCCTGGCCCAGGCGGACCAACTGTTGGCCAAGGGTAGCGAGCGGGGTAGGGCGATACCCTGGTGGTGGTGGAATGTCGGAGCCTCTCATCACTGGCATACCTCCCAGATGAACAGGGTCTTGAACGGCTGGAGCGCGGCGCCGGCGGCAACAGCAGCCAGGCCAAACAGCGCGACGAGTGCGATAGCGGTCAGTGCTCTACGCATCACTTGGCCCTCCCTGACTCGCCGCTACCCGGTCAAGGCGCTCGATCTCGGCCAGCCCGAGGGCGCAGGCCTTGACCAGATCGCGGCGCGCGCTGGTCGGCTTCCACCACTGTTCATCCCAGGGCCATGCCAGCGACACCAGTAGGGCGGCGGTTCCATCGTTCGGAGCGCTGGAGCCGGCCAGGGCGTAGCAGGCGGCGGCGCGGGCAATCTGGCCGTGGCTGTGCTCGTCGTCGTGCTCCGGCGTCCATCCCTCTGCCTCGACCTGCCGGCGTCGCTCGGCTTGAACATCGAGCCATGCGCGAGGCACGCTGTGCTGAGCCTGGTCGGAGTGCGTTGCGAACTCTTCGAGGCTGCTGCAGCCGGCCGGCGAGTGATGGCCCTCGCTCATCGGCATGCCGCAGAGGCACCCGATCACCGGGCCGCCCTCTGGCTGCGCCAGGGCGGTACGGGTCTGCCAGGCTTCCATGCTCCGCGCTGTAGCGCCGCAGTAGTTGCACTCTGGACCGCGTGTGCCATCGCCGCGAAGCCAGCCCGTGGGGTCTACCTCGCCACCGCAGAAGGGGCAGGGTGCTGGCTCAACATCTCTGCCTGCCTGCTCTACCGACGCCGGATGTGCCGGACAGGGATGGCGCAGCGAGCCGTTGCCGCTCGGGCAAGTGCATGAAGGAGCCTTTGAATTATTCGTGATCATCGGGATTCTCCCGTTTGTAGTTGCTGAACGGCGGAGTCGCTGGGGTGAGGAGGGCTTCCTCGAGCGGCATGCCTCCGGCGAGTCGCCTGCGGACGGTGCTGGCCGAGACAGGGCTCGGGAGCGTCTCCACCAGTTCCTCTATGGTTCCGGTCCGGCCGCGCACGGTGTGGGTGTGCTTGTCCTTTCGGGCCTGGCGGGCCTGGTCCAGTGCGCGGGCGAGTGCCGGCGTGCAGTAACCTCGTTTCTGCGAGTTGGCCCGCTTGTGGTCCAGCGACTGGCCCTTCGCCGGCCACTCGATATCCGGCATCAGGGTCAGCATTTCGCGGAACACCCAGGGACCGATGCCCAGGGCCAGCCGGGTGGCGCGCCGAGAAAGCCCGCGCGCGGCCGCGTTGCGAATGAACTGTTCGGTGTTCATGCGGCAGGTTCCTTGCGTTCACGGTCGACCCGGTCGATTTCACGCAGCAACAGGGCTATCGCTTGCAGCAGGTTTCCCCGTCGGTCGGTGGGGTGAAACTGGTCAGCGAACCAAGGCCATATGTTGATTCGGTGGCCGCCGACGTTCTCAAGGTGAGTGGCGCCGACTGCATAGCTGATTGCCGCCTTCACAAGTTCGCCTCGGCGATGCTCGTCGTCATTCCTCTGGTTGAAGTCTTCTGCCTCGATGTGCTTGAGGTAGGCCGCTGTCGCATCCCGGAGCGCGACGGGCGGGACGAACACCTGCAGCAGTCGGTCGAGCTTGTTGAGTTCGTCGACCGTCTGCTGGGTCGTCATGAAACTCCCGTTTCGATAGATCAGGCGGGTGGCGCCTTCGCTTGAGAGCGTGTAGGTAGGCTTGCGCATTGCATGCTCCAAGGGCGCCATCGCTGGCGCCGGATCGATGGTCGCTATTTGCTGATGCCGATGAAGGGAAGCGGGGAGCCGCTGGCCATGTAGGTGGGCAGCTTTCCGTCCCACTTCTCGACGGCATTGAGGGTCACGACGTCGGGGTTCGAGCGCAGCGCCTGGGCGCGGATCTCGATCGCCTTCGCGTCGGCGGTGGCCAGGGTCAGCTTCGCGTCCGCCTCCCCTTGGGCCCGAGCGCGTTCCTTGTCGGCTTCTGCCTTGGCTTGGGCGACCTCGTTACGGCGCTGCTCGGCCATCTGGGTGGCCTGGATCTTCGCGTTCAGGCTCTGCGTAACCTGCGGCGGGAGGACCAGGTCGGATGCGTAGTAGATGCGCTCGATGTTGATGCCGATGGGCGCCACCTGGTCGCGCACGCGCTTCTCGACGGCCAGCAGCAGGTCCGCCTTACCGGCGCCATAGACGCTCTCGACTGGAAGCTTCGAGGCAACATCGTTGAAGGCATCGCGCACCATGTTCCGCAGGAACTTGTTCGTGATTTCGTCGATTCCCGCCCGGTACTTCTGGAACAGCGTCGTCACCTTGTCGGGGGATACCGAGTAGGTGATGCCGACGGCGCCGCCAACCTTCATACCCTCAACGGTCTGGAAGCTGATCGCTTCCTCGCCGCCCCAGGTTTCGGTCTGCGTGAAGGTGGGGAACAGGTAGAGTTCCTCGTTCACGCCTACCCAGTAGCGCCCAGTTCCGACCTCGCGCGTCTCCACGCCCTTCTCGGAGCCGTAGAGGTTGACGATCACGCCGACGTTGCCGGCAGGCACCTTCGAACAGCCCGCCAGGAGGGCGAGCAGGCACAGCATTGCAGCAGCGGGAATCCGCTTCATTGGTCTTTCTCCTTGCTGGTGGTGGCCGCTTCTTCGCGGCGGGTGTTGGCGAGGTGGATGCCGAGGCAGACCGAGGCGATCAACCAGACGCCGGGGATGGCGAATCCCGCGAAGACCAGAACATCGTCGCGACTGCTGACCAGGGCCGGCCCAATGCCGCCCACCAGGGCGACGGACAACCCTGCATAGACCAGCAGCGCGATACAGATCAGGAAGAGCTTCCCGGGCTTGATGAGAGGTTTGTTGTCCATGCTTTCCTCCAGGCAAGCCGATGGCCTGCCGCGGTTGTTGGCTTTCGCGAAAATCGGTTGGTTACTGCTGGGCTGCTTCGGCGCGTTCGGTCTGCCGCGTCAGATCAGCCCTCTCTGTTGCAGGTCGTTCAGTTCTGCGTCCGCAAATGCGGCCGCTGCCTTCAGGTCTGCCACGGTAAGCTCGTCGAGCGTCTTGCCCAGGCCCTGGATGTGCCGGGCGAAAGCGCGCTGTGCCGGCCCGTTGTAGCCATGGCAGAAGTCGGCCGCTGCGCGCAGTTCACCGTCGAGCTGCAGCGCCAGGATGTTGAGAGGATCGTTTCTGTCCCAGGCCATGATCACGCCACCCAGGCCACGCCATCGCGGCGAGCAGTCAGACGAGTTTCGATCTTCCTTTCGCCGCCACGGCGGCTGCGCATCATGTGGTCATCGTTGAGCAGTGGCTGACCGGCGACGAGGAAGGCGAGGGCGATCACGGCGGGTGAGATAAGCCCGCGGCGCATGGCTTCAGCTACTAGAGCCGGCCTGCGGTAGGCGTTGAGCTTGTGCATTGCGCGCTCAATTGCGCCTTTCACGGTGCGAGGTGATACCCCGAGGGAAAGGGCGGCCTGTTTGTCGGTGCAGCCACCGGCTACTGCAAGCAGGCATTGAACCTCTCGAGCAGCAAGCTCTGAGTCGGTGCGTCCACTCCAGTTTCCGAATGTGATTGCTGCCATGGGGGTTAGCTCCAATGCCTACTCTTGGAGCTAATAGTGCTGGCGGGATTATTTCGTGTCAATCCTTGCGGGATTATTTTTTATAGGCCGGGTACTTTTGCATCTATCACCCGACCAATGATCTCCCAGTCGTCATCCATCTCCAGTGTCCTGTAGGCCTTGTTCAGCGGGACCAAGTACTTGACCCCTGCGTCGTAGACGTACTGCTTGAACGTGGTTTCGCCATCCGAGTGCTTGGCCACATAGTATTTTCCGCTGATCAGGTCGAACCCTTCTGGCTGCACGAGAATCGGCGTTCCCGGCGGGAAGCTGGGCGGGGTTGGGGAGGACATTGAGTCTCCAAGAATAATCAGCCAGTAACCATTTGCCCCCGCGTTTTCGGTAGATGGCAGCCATTCGTCCGCTACACCCGGCGGGTGGAGATCAGGTGACTCAGCCCTTTCTCCTGCAGCTACCCAACTGATTACGGGGTACCTCCGAGGCGATCTATGTGGCTGGAGTGCGAGCGTGACGTTACTGGCCTCTCTCTCTTGACGCCGGCCTTTGGCGGGGAGGGCCATTATCATTCGTGTGATTTCTTCCTCCAGCCTTGGGCTGAAGCTCCCCACTGCGACCTGGAGTAACTCGGCTATCTTGACGGCGAATTCGGCATTCAAGGCGTTCCGGCCATTCAGGTAGTGACTCAGTGACCCCTGCGTTATGCCAAGCCTGCGGGCTATTCCTTCTTGGGTGAGGCCCAGTTCGTGCCGCTTCTGTTGGTAAATGGCTTTCAGGGCGGCGCATTCCGCCTGTTTCTCTGGAGGCAGCGGCTTCTTCTTCATTTGCGATCTCGAAAAAATAATCCCGCAAGGATTGATTTGAAAAAATCCCGCTGGCACTATCCAAGGCAGAAGACCAGCTTGGACAAGCCTGTGGAACGCATTCCTCTATCTGTATTTGCCCGCAAGCGTCACGCCTGGACGGCGAAATGCCTTGGGATGACGCAAGGGGCCCTCAGTAAAGCGATCCGTATGGGGCGCGCAATCTATGTCATCCAAGAGGGCGATGGATCAATTCGCGCAGTTGAGGAGCGCCCCTTCCCATCATCGCGCCGACAGGAAAGTGATGTCCTTGATTCCGATAATAATCCCAACGGAACTATTTTGCAGCGTACCAACGTACCTGTGCAGGCATCCAGTGCCGAGGTGGCGCCATGAGCATTCGGTTTGCGGTGCCCGACCGAGGGCTATCTCGAGGCCTGGCAAACGGATCAGTTTCGCATGCTAAACCGCCACGGTCCGAATCATTAAACCCGGTTAAAAGCCCAGGAGCTCCCTGCTGGTGGAAGCTCTGCCCACAAGCCCGGGGTGACGCGCCCAAAAAAGGGGCACTGGCAACCCACTATTCCTATGAGCGTTCCTGTGCGGAGTCTGGTCATGGTGACCATCGGCAGGGCCTCTTCAGGGCCTTCGTTTACATGGGCGCTTGGGATATTTCTAAACGGGTGCAGGCTGTCTGCGCCGTTCAACGAAATTCGGGAGCTTGCACTTTGAAAAAGTCTGATACGCGCGCTCGCGCCCCTTCCTCAAAGCCGCCCTGATCTGGGCTGCGCTTTTCAGATGTGTGGAGGATAGGAATTCCCTGTCTCCAGACAGCAAAAGCCCCGCTTTCGCGAGGCCTTTAGTCGGTAGTCGTTGGAGCGACTGCCTAGGTACTTCTTTGTCTCGAGGGAGACATCAACATGCAACTCAAAAATATCAAAACGTCAAGCCAGGCGCAACAGTCAGTGACCACTGAGGAGGTTGGATTTCTCCTGACCCCCAGCGGGCTCTGTGCGCTCCAGGTCTGCGAGGGGGTTCCCATCGTAGAGGTAATGCAACGTTACGAGGAGTCGCTCAACGCTCTCTGCGCTTTGCTCAGGCGCATGGCCAGGGATATCGATCACCCTATGAGCGACTCCGAGGCGGAAGCTATCGCGCTGCTCACCGAGGTGGTGGCGGCGATGCACAGTAGCTGCGTGCGCGGCTTGGATGCAGCGGGAGGTGTGGCATGAACGCGCTTCTGAGAGCTCGCCCTATTGACCCGGAGAACAGCTTCTTCAAGGTCAACCCCGGACTTTCCAAGCGGGAAGCCTTGGACGAGGCCAGCGTCATTCTGGCCGGACTCAGCGACATCCTCATCTCCCTCGTCGAGGGTAGCCCCATGGATGGCAATGGCTACCACGCGCTGGCGTACCTGAGTGATGCGGCAAAGGCGCTGGTGGATGCCGCCATCCCTCTGCCCGCGGAGGAGGCGGAAATCGCCGCTGCGCTCAATGCAAAGGAGCGCCGCCAATGAACCTCGCGACACTGCTCAGCAATCAGTGCTCCCGGGTCCCCGATGAAGTTCTGACCGATAAGCAGATCCGCTCCATCAAGTTGGACCGTGGTACGGCTCGCCATGCGGCTCAGAACATGGCGCTTGGTGTCGCCGCAGTCGGGAAGCTGCTGGCGCTTACCAGTGCTGAAGGCGAGATCGGTCAGGAAACCGCCGAGCGTCTCGGATGGTTCTTGGAGGAGGTTGGCGGTGCCATCTTCCAGTTGGCGGAGTTCGAACAGGTCTGTTCTGAGCGAATCAACCGGCAGAAGGAGGCTCAGCAATGAGGGCCACTATGGGTATCAGCTTCCGGGCGACTGCGCCGGTCGATCTTTCGACGGGAGATCAGAAAACGAATGTCCTGTGCGTGATGGATGACATTGATGCCGACCTCGCACTGGACAGCGCAGTCGGCCTGCTCGACGCGATTCAAGGCGGGCTCCTCGACATCCTCGACGAGCCGAGTGTTAGTCGTCGCGTAGCCCTACTTCTTCATGCGGCCGAGACAGCCACTGCCCTGGTCCGTGCGGCCCTGGAGGGTGGGGAGGTGTCCAATGACTAGCCGCATCGGAGCGAAAGCGCTCGGTGACCAGCTCTACAGCTACATCGGCGCCATCCAGGACTTGGCTACCGCAGTTCGCGAAGACTTGGCTTTCGAAGGTTTCGAGCCGGGCCCGCGCCTGACCGCCGACCAGGTGGATGCGATCCATCTGTCGATTATCACCATCGCCGGGCTGGCTGGCGAGGACTTGATCCAACTGCTGACCGAGCTGGAGGTGCCGGCATGAGCTCTGTGTCTGATGCAAAACGCCCTCGTCGAGGCAAGAAGCCACAGGGGATATCTCTCCACCCGCGCGCCAAGGAAACTTGGCAGCGCTTGCCCTTCGTAGGCAAGGACCATGGTCGCTACTCAATGTGGGATGTTCCTTTGACTGGTAGCTACCTCACCGGTCTCGAGGCCGGCAAGAGTATCGCGCACATCTATCTGAAGTATGTCCGGGATGTGGACGACTGGATGGCTTGCGAGGTGCTCAGGAGCATGGTGCGCGATTTGATCACCAAAGCCCCTTCGGACGAGCAAGAGGAAACTGTCAAACGCGGCCAGTTCGCGGGGTTCATGGGCGAGATATTCAACTGGCTCAAGGTGTCCGCCCAGTTTGCCGGAAGCAGTCTAGACCGAGTGGAAGACCAGGGCCTGGTAGATCGGGTGAACCACTACCTGGATGCAGGCGTAGCCGATGCAATAGATGCGGCTATTACGAGGGCTTCGACATGACTGGCCTGACCTCAATTGGCGGCCAGGCCGCCACCATGACCACCATCGAACTGCGGGACATGGTCAACGAGGCTCGCTTGGCTGCTGGCGAACCGAAGATCAGAAACGATCAGTTTCTCGCTCGTGTCGAAGACGAGTTGGGCGATGAGCTTGAGGGGGTGCAAAAATATTACACCCCCTTCCACGGCAACCAGGTCGCCACCTACGACCTGACCCTTGACCAGTGCATGCTGGTCGGGATGCGCGAATCTAAGTCGGTTCGCCGAAGCGTATTGGCCAAGCTGAAGTCTCGGCGGCCTCCGATGACTCAGGCCGAGCAGTTGCTCGCGCATGCCCAGTTGCAGGTCCAACTCGAGCGTCGGCAGCAGCAGATCGAGCAACAGCAGGCCCAGCACCAGGTCGCTATCGAGCGCGTCGAGCAGCGGGTCGACGACCTGTCCGAATCCCGCGTCTGGGACCACTGCCCGCAGAACTGCATGCCGATCACCCGCATCCGTGAGGTGATCAATGACCGTTATGGCCTGTCGGCCACCGTGGTGGACGCAGTGGTTCGGCAGATGCCTATCAGCCCTAAGCCCTGGGGCATGGTCCGCAACGGCCACGAGAACGCCCAGGGCAGCCAGTACGCGGTCTGGGCGACCAGCGATATCACTGCGGTCTTCAAGCGCTTCGTCAGCGAGTGCGAGCGGGTTACCGAGACCCAAGCCACCCATCCCTATTTCCCGGGCCGGTTCCGGCTGGCTCCGAAGGTGAAGTCATGAGCAAGAAAAGCAAGCGCAATACCACCGAGCAGGTGACTCCTGAGTTTCTAGCCGCTGGCCGCCTCTACACCAGCATGTGCAAGTCCGGCTTGTCGCATACCCCAGAAGCCGCAACTGCGTTTCAGCGCATGTACGACGCAGCCCCGGAGTCGTTCCGCCAGGAAATGCACGACATGGCTGTGCAGATGGGGCTGATGCCTGCCGTTCCGGATGGCTATACCGACGACGGAGAGCCCGTTTACGAACTGGAAGGGATGGCCAAGCGGCTGGGCATTGATCCCGAAGAGGCGAAGCGCAAAGCCGAAGAGCTGGGCCTCAAGCCGAACACCCTCAAAGTCCATAGGGTGAACTGAGCCATGACCAACACCATCCAGATTCACCGCCACGCCCTGCCTATCGTTGAGTTCCGCAGCAGGCGCAACCTGACCACCCACCTCAAGCGCAAGATGCGGACCTTGGTGCAGCGCCTGGAGAGGGAGGGCTTGGCATGAGCAAGGTCGCCCACCAGTCCGATCCCGTGATGCTCAACGAGCAGTCCTTCGAGCAGTTCGGCAGCGACCAGGTTGCCTACAAGATCTGGTGCTCAATCGACACTGCCTTCGAGCTGCTGGGCCAGTTCGATCCCCCTGTAGTAGCCGAGGTTGCCCTAAACATCGCCGATATCCAGTTCGAGATCATCAAGGCGCGCTTCGCCCTGATGGTGTTGGTGAAGCGGCTGTGCGGCTGGCGCCCGGAAGATATCGATGAAGTATTGGCTGAGCGGCTCATGGAGAAGTTGCTTCAAGCACGGGAGTTGAGCGAATGAGTAGAGATTTCGGTTTTGTTTTCGTCCTGCACTGCCCAATCATGCCTGGTGTGTACTTGCTTGGTTGGAGCCATGGTTCCCCGCACAAGGTTGCCGAGGAACTCTCTAGTTCGCCCGCTGCCCCTCATGATTACGAGGTGGCCTACTACGCGGAGGTAGAGGAACCAGAAGTCTATCTGGGGCGTATTGAAGAGATGTTTTCCGAAAGCCGGTTTTCGCCGGATAGGAGCTTCTTCTGTTCCAAACTGATAGACCTGATCACAGCTATTGAGGGAGATGGCGAGGCATGGTCGACATGGGACAGTGATATGGCCGTGGAGGCCCGAAACCCAGGACAGGTTGATCGACGTAACCCGCTGTGGTTCGAGCAGCCACTGCACAGCCCGGGATACCTTGAGCGGCTGAGAAGGGGGCGCGAATGAGTTCGGTCTCGCCTGATGCATTACACCCTCTGCCGGAGCCGTTGACCCCAACTGACTGCGACCTCTCGACATTCGCATTCATGCCACTGGACGTTCAGCGATTGCTTACTTCCGAGACTTGGGTGCTTGGTTCTGGGGACGAGCGCGCCGCTGCTATGACTCTCTGGCTTGCCAGTTGGCACCAGGTTCCGGCCGCCAGCGTTCCCGACAATGATCGGATGCTCGCACACCTGTCCCAGTGCGCTCGTTGGGACAAGGTGAAGGCCCATGTACTTCGCGGCTGGGTCAAGTGCAGCGATGGTCGTCTGTACCATCCAGTTGTTGCTGAGAAGGCGCTGGAGTCTTGGGTTGAGAAGCTGCTGAATGCCATCTCGGGCGCCACCGGTAATGCTCGTCGCTGGGGTGTGGAGGTAGATATCAGCGGGCTTCAGGGGCAACTGGTCGAGGCGGTTGCTGCTTTAAAAAGCATCGCCCCGCAATCGCGCACCTTGAAGAAGAAGGGTGTAATAACTCTTGCCACGGGATCGCCACCCGAATCGGGTAGTGATCGCCCCCCGATCACACCCCAAATCGACCCCGAATCGGGTAGTGATCGCAACAGACAGGGACAGGGACAGGGACAGGGACAGGGATATTTAAAAGATCAAGAGCAGGCGCCGCAACAGCGTCGCCCTTCCCCTGAGGCCGGGGATGATCAACCGACGGAAAAGCCCAAGCGTGCTTCCCGCTTGCCGGAAGACTGGGCCTTGCCGGATGACTGGCTGGATTGGGCGCTGACTGAGCGCCCGGAGTTCAGCGAGGCGGACATGCGTAAGGTTGGGGAGGGCTTCAGGGACTACTGGTGCTCGGCTGCCGGCAAGGGGGCCACGAAGGTCGATTGGCTGGCGACCTGGCGCAACTGGGTGCGCAAGGAGAGCGCACCATCTGCAACTCCGCGGAAGCCGGCGGTGGGCAGCAAGCGCTACCCGTTCATCCCGCCCAGGGGCTACCAGCTCGAGGATCACGAGTTCTGGCACCCGCAGATGACGGACACGGTGCTGTCCACTCGGACCCACGACTTCAGCACCCTTGAGCGTTTGCCGGACGGGGAGGGCGCATGCTGACCCCGTCGGATATTTCCAAGCGCCTCGCTGATCGCGCTGCCGATGTTGCACGGCACCTGCTGCCTGGCGGCAAGCGGGAGGGCGCCGAGTGGCGTGCTGGCGATGCATCGGGCGAGAAGGGCAAGAGTCTGGGGGTTCACCTCGTCGGCGAGAAGGCTGGCGTGTGGTGCGACTTCGCCACCGGTGAGTCTGGCGACCTGCTGGACCTCTGGCGGCTGGCGCGCAACTGCGACATGGCGACGGCGCTGAGCGAAGCGAGGGGCTACCTCGGCGTGCAGGAGCCCAAGCTCATCCGGCCGGTCGAGAGCCGGAAGTCATACCAGCGACCGGACAAGCCAAGGTGCTCGACGCCGAAGGTGGACTCGGTGGTGATGGCGTACCTGAAGGGCCGTGGACTGACCGAGGAGACCATCAAGGCGTTCAAGATCGCCGAGGACGGGCAGAACATCGTGTTTCCGTACCTGCGCAATGGCTCGCTGATCCACTGGAAGAAACTCGGCGTGGAACGTCCTGGCGGCAAGAAGAAAATCACCACGTCGTCGGATACCGAACCTTGCCTGTTCGGCTGGCAGGCCATCCCGGACGGTATCCGGGAGGTGACGATAACCGAGGGCGAGATCGACGCGATGACCGCCTGGCAGTACGGGCGCCCGGCGCTGTCAGTGCCCTTCGGTGGCGGCAAGGACGGCAAGCAACGCTGGATCGAGTACGAGTTCGACAACCTGCAGCGCTTCGACGTGATCTACCTGTGCCTTGACGACGACGAACCTGGCCACCAGGCGACCGAGGAGATCGTTCGGCGCCTTGGGCGTGATCGGTGTCGCCTGGTGAAACTGGGTTGCAAGGACTTCAACGAAGCCCTGGATGCCCTGTACTACAGCGCCGACGACATTGCGGAGTGCTACGCCAAGGCGAAGAACTTCGACCCGGAGCGCCTGAAGTCGGTGAGCTCCTACTCGGAGGAGGTCAAGGCTGAGTTCTACGACCAGAACCCGGAAACTATCGGCATGGAGCTGCCCTGGAGCGCCTACGCCAACAAGATCCGCTTCCGGCCCTCGGAGGTCACGATCTGGACCGGCTGGAGCGGACACGGGAAGTCGCAGTTGCTGAACTACCTGGCCTTCCACGGCATGAACCGCAAGGGCAGCCAAGACCGGTTCTGCATCGCCTCGATGGAGATGCCGGCGCGGCGAACGCTTCAGCGGATGGTCCGGCAGGCCTCCGGGATGTCTTGTCCTTCGAGGGGCTACATCGACGCGATTCTCGACTGGCTCGACGGCAAGCTATGGATCTACGACCAGTTGGGCACCGCGAAGACGGGCGAAATGCTCGAGGACTTTCGGTATGCCGCGCGCCGGTACGGGGTGAACCACTTCATCGTCGACAGCCTGGCGAAGCTCGGCATGGCCGAGGATGACTACAACGGCCAGAAGCAGGCCATGGAGGCGTTGGTGGGGTTCGCTCACGAGATGAACGTCCACGTCCATCTGGTCGCCCACCCGCGGAAGGCTGACGACGAGGGTAAGCCCCCGGGCAAGCTCGACGTTCGCGGTGGCGCCATCCTCACCGACCTAGCCGACAACGTGTGCACGGTCTGGCGGAACAAGCGCAAAGAGATGGCCAAGGGAGACGACTACAAGGACCAGAGCGATGTGCGCCTGATCATCAGCAAGCAGCGCCTCACCGGAGATGAAGGCATCTTGGACCTGTGGTTCGACAAGGCATCCAACCAGTATTTCAGTGCGAGCACTCACAAGGCCCGGAACTGGGTCCACTACGAGGGCGCGCGGGAGCAAGCAGCATGAGCAACGTACAACCGATGGCACCCCGCAAGGTCATGACCAGGCTGGAGCGGGAGTTTCTCAAGGTGGCCGGCCAGGAGCTGGCGCAGGTCAAGGTGGGCGGTGCTGCTGCCTTGGCTGCGCTGTTGGTCATGATCGCCAACTGGCACGGCGACCGCGGCACTCTGGGTTTTCACGACTATGGCCGGCTCTGGTTGCTGGACGGCAATGCGAAGGGCGCGGCGGTGGAAACGCTGCTGCGCGATCTGTTTGGCCTGAACGGTCCGGGGGCGGCATGAGCAGAACTCGAACCTACGTGGACAAGCTGCTGGGCGATACCGAGTATCTCCTCGAGCAGTGGGGGTGGTGGCGCATGGATGGGATGGGGGTTCCCGGGTATGTATCGCCGGCCGCCGCTATCATGAGCCAAGCCATGCCAATGTCGAGCCCCAAGGCCTACCACGTCACTGATGATATGGCCTTGGCCGTCGACCGGGTCATTGCTCGACTCATCGACAGGGCGCCGCAGGCCGGCGACTTCGTGTGGCTCTACTACGGCGCGAAGTGGCCGGCCCTGCGCATCGCGCGTGAACACCAGATCGGCGAGGCCAAGGTCAGGGAGACTCTGAAGTTGGCGGTGGGATGGGTCGATAGCGCTCTGGAGCGGTTCCGCGAGAGCGCTTGAAGAAATAGTTTTACGCGCGGAATGAAGGGTGTTTTCATACCAGCGTGAATTGCTGTGAACGCAGCGTGACGCACTCGAAACCCGGCCCTGGCGCCGGGTTTTTTATTGCGCCGCCGAGCCTGGCGCGGCATCATCAGGCCCCCGCCGATTCCGTGGTTTCCACCTGGGCTATTCCTCGACAGAGGCGGGAAGCCCGGCCGGCCCCTCCCGCCGGGCTTTTTCATTCGAAGGTCGAAACTCGGTAGACGGCAGTCTCACCTGCCACATCGGGCTGTAAGCAAAGTGACGGGTTACCGACCCACAAGGCCTTCACCCTTGCGATAATGACCGCCTTGACGTTGAGAGGTGGCTCGATGAGAAATCCTGATATCAAGGTCGTGAAGCTTGAGGGTGACGCGCTGCCCTGGTCCATACGCGATGCCGGCCATGAGGCCTGTTTCGTGGTTATGCATGGCCTGACGCTACGGAGCGATTTCTTGTTCTCCGAGCAGGAGGCTGAGGCAGTGGCCGACGCGGTGCACCTAGAGATCATCGAAGAGATGAGGTCGATGCTGGAGTCTGTCCGAGGACGATAACCAATCAATGCAGGTGGAGCGCAGGATGCGCACGGGGTAGTGGCCCCTATCCACCCGCACCTATTTCAGAGCCCAGCCTTCGTGCTGGGCTTTTTCATTTCCGCCGCAAGGCAACCCAACACGCAGCTAGGCCCGTACAGCCGAAAGGCGGATGTCCGCTCATCCGTCCGCCCCGCTGCGCTCCTTTTTCCAGGTGAGTGGAGTGGATCAGATGAGTGAAATTGATCTTGATGAGGCCAGCCTGCGTGACCTGGTAATGGTCAATGACGGCCAGGTCGTAACGACATCGCTGAAGGTGGCCGAACGCTTCGGAAAGCGGCACGACAACGTCCTTCGGGCTATCGACAACTTGGATTGCTCGGCTGGTTTCCGTCTCCTCAATTTTGAGGAGACGGTCATGTGGCGGGAAAATCCGAGCGGCGGAGAACCGATCAAGAGTCGAAGCTTCGACATGACCAAGGACGGCTTCATGTTCCTTGTGATGGGCTTTAGGGGTAAAGCCGCAGCTGCCTGGAAAGAAGCTTTCATCCATGCCTTCAACTGGATGGCCGAGCAGTTGTTCAAACGCTCAATGGACTTCAACACCATGCGCAACGAGCTGATGGCGGAGTACCGACAAGAGAGAGGGATTGCCAGCCTGGCCGGCAAGACCCTGCGTCGATGGCAGATCAAGGCACCCGTCATCGAACAGAAGATCATTGAGGTCGAGCGCGAAGGGCAGTTGCAGCTGTTTCACGCCTGATCCGCCCCGGAACCCACCCGACGAACGAAAGCCCGCCACTGAGCGGGCTTCGTCGTTTTAGAACCCCTGCGAGGGGCAGAGACTATGAAAATGCCAGAACGCCCTGAAACTTGGGCTGCGCTGCTTGCGTGGCTATCTGCGCACTATCCGCAGCTGTACGCCGCCGGCTTGTCATTTGTGGTCGCGCTGACCCGGGTGATCTACGGCGGTGGAACGCGGCGCCAGGCGTTGCTCGAGGCAACGCTCTGCACCCTGATCACCTTGGGCCTGATTCCTGTCCTTGAGTGGTTTGGCCTTCCGCAGAACATGGCTACCGCTGCTGGGGTGTTCACCGGCTTCCTAGGGGTGAAGAAGATCGCCGAGTTCGCTGATCGGATCGCCGACTGGAAGTTTCCGCGTCGGGGGGCTGGCGAATGAAGATCACCGCCGATCAACTCGACCGCGCTACCGGCTGCGGTGCTTCTACTGCCGGCCTCTGGGTCGACCACATCAACGGCTCCATGGCTCGGTTTGAGATCAACACGGCTGAGCGGGTGGCGATGTTCCTGGCCCAAGTCGGGCACGAAAGCCAGAGTCTGCGCCGATTGGTCGAGAACCTGAACTACTCCGCAGAGGGGCTGCTCAAGACCTGGCCGAAGCGGTTCGCGGCGGTAGAGGCTCGCCAGTATGCCCGCCAGCCCGAGCGCATCGCCAACCGCGTCTACGCAAACCGGATGGGCAACGGCTCACCGGATACGGGCGATGGGTATCGATACCGTGGTCGTGGCCTGATCATGATCACCGGCCACGACAACTACGCCGAAGCCGCCCGCGCCCTGGCGCTGCCACTGGTGGCGCAACCGGAACTGCTGGAGCAACGGACCTGGGCAGCAATCGCCGCGGGGTGGTTCTGGCAGTCGCGGGGTTTAAACGATCTGGCTGATCAAGGTCGCTTTGAAAAAATCACCCTCCGCATAAACGGATCGTTCACCGGGGCCGAGGATCGCAACGCCCGGCTCGAATGGGCGCGTGCTGCGCTCAAGGGGGAATGATGCTCGGGTTCACGACGAAAGCCGAAGCTCGACAGCTCGGCGTTTCGCACCATGGGAGCTATTACGGCATTCCGATGTGGCTGGGGGATGTCGATAGCGATTGCCCGCTGGCGTTCGCCAAGTGGGCGCCGCTTGAGATGGTCGTCTCCCTGCTCTCGGTCATCGAAGGCATCGTCAACTCGATGCTCGATCAAGAGCCGACGTTCATGTTCAAGGTTGGTCGGAGGATCGACCAGTGACCTGGCGGCCATGGTTGGTGGTCACCCTGGTCGCCGCGCTGGTGCTCTGGCGTCTGGACCATGTGACCGCTCAGCGTGACGACCTCCAGGCCGCTGTCGAGCAATCCGCCGAGACGATCACCGCGATGGCCCAGCAGGCCCAGCGCGACATCCAGGCGCAGGTCCAGACCGATGCCCTGGCTCGAACCTACCAAGCAGCACTGCAGGCCTCCCATGAAGAAAACCAATTGCGCCGCGATGCTATCGGCACTGGTGCTCGCGTCGTGTACGTCAAAGCCCGCTGCCCCGCAGACGGAGTGCACCAGGCTCCCGGAGCCTCCGGCAGCGCTGATGCAGGAAGAGCCGTCCTTGCTGCCGCTGATGGACAAGTTGTTTCTGATCTCCGAGCCGGAGTCGAGCGACGCGAACTGATGATTGAGGCGCTGCGTAAGCACATCGCCGGCCTGCCGAGGTATTGCAGAAGATGATCAGTATCAAGCCGGAAGGGTTCCAGCAGCAGCTCGCCGACCTGACTGAGCTTGAGCAGAGGCAGATTCCTTACGCGACAGCCACTGCGCTTACGCGGACCGCGCAGGGCCTGATGGATCGATTGCGCGATGAGATGCGTGTCGTGTTCGACCGCCCGACCCCGTACACCCTGAACAGCCTGCGCATGGTGCCAGCCAGGAAAGACCGGCTGGAAGCGCGGGTTTGGTTCAAGGACGAAGCGGACGGTGCGCAGCCTGCATCGGTGTGGATTGCCCCCGAGGTCTACGGTGGCCCGCGTCGGAACAAGCCGGCCGAACTTCAGCTCAGGGCCAAGGGGATACTGCCCGAAGGCAAGTACGTGGTGCCCGGCGCCGGCGCGGACCTGGATCGCTACGGGAACATCAGGCGTGGCCAGGTCACCAAGGCATTGAGCGGCATCCGCGGCTTCAGCCAGGCCGGGTACAACGCGAACGCGACCGATAGCAGACGGAGCAGGGCGAAGGGTAATGCTCGCCGCTACTTCGTCATGACCCGTAAGGGCCAGCCCATAGGCATTGCCGAGCGCACAGGCCGAGGCCGGGATGCTGTCTCGGTCATCATGGCCTTCGTGTCTCGCCCTTCGTACCGCCGCCGGCTGAGCTTCTTCGAGATCGCGCAGCAGTACGCCGACGAGAACCTGCCACGCGAGTTCGAGGTGGCGATGCGCGGCGTGGCTGCTCGGTTCGCCGCGAGGCGCTGACGGGTGCACCAAAGTGGTGCGAATTCTTGTTGTCCAGCACAAGTTTGAAAATTTGGCGGGTCCTCCCGGAGGGGCCCCCGTCAGAGGGTAATTCGAGCCCCGCGCGCCAAATATGTATGACCATTTTTCGGAGGTTGGTTGTTGTTTAGTCATGAGCAAAAACGAAACAACCAAACAGCGCGGATGGTTGAACAAGTCCGAGATGGCCGCGAGCCTCGGGATTTCTCCGCAAGCCTTTGATAAATGGGGCGTTCAACCAATCGAGCGAATAGGTCGAGAGGCCTTCTACACGGTGGCGGATGTGGTCGAAAACCGCATCCAGCACGCCGCTCGGAAACAACAACCTGAGGGGGAGCTACCGGAAGGTCTCGATCCCTACGCTGAAGCCAAGCTGACACAGGAGCGACTCCGGCTCACCAAAGCCCAGGCCTACGCCCAAGAGCAGAAGAACCAGGTCCAGGACAAGCTCCTGGTCCCGGTCCCGTTCGCCACTTTCGCCTTGGCGAAGATCGCCGCCAAGATTGGCTCGGCGCTGGAGACCGTCTGCAAAACGGTCAGTCGCCGCCACCCGGATGCTGATCCCTTGGTGATGGAGTCCTTCGAGCGGGAGATCGCCTTGGCGCGAAACCTTTCCGCTGAGTTCAGCGACGACATCCCGGGAATCCTTGATGAGTACCTTGCAACCCTGGATCAGTGATCTGCGCACTGCGGTCAAGCTGGGTTTGCAGGGAATGTTCAAAGAGCCGCCGATGACGGCGGTGGAGTGGGCCGACAAGCATTTCTACATGTCGGCCGAGTCCTCTTACAACGAGGGCCGCTGGAAGACCGCACCCTTCCAGATCGCGATCCTGAACGCGATGGGCAACGACCTGATTCGAGTGGTCAACTTCGTGAAGTCGGCCCGGATCGGTTATACGAAGCTGTTGCTGGCCAACATCGGCTACAAGATCCAGCACAAGCGCCGCAACGTGATGATGTGGAGTCCGACCGACCCGGACGCCGAGGACATCAGCAAGAGCCACGTCAATGGCCTGATCCGCGACGTGCCGGTCATGCTGGAACTGGCGCCCTGGTTCGGTCGGAAGCACAGCGACAACACCTTGGACAACAAGGTGTTCGCGAACCGCCGCAACCTCTGGATCCGCGGTGGCAAGGCCTCCCGGAACTACCGGGAGAAGTCGCCCGACGAGGTGATCTACGACGAACTGTCGAAGTTCGACGCCGACGTCGAGGGCGAAGGCTCGCCGACATTCCTAGGTGACAAGCGCCTGGACGGTGCGGTCTACCCGAAGTCTATCCGGGGGTCTACGCCTGGGGTCGCTGGCAGTTGCCAGATCACTAAGGCGGCGGAAGAGTCTCCGCACCGGCTGCGCCTGCATATTGCTTGCCCTCACTGTCAGCGGGAGCAGCACCTGAAGTTTGGCGGAAAGGATTGTGAGTTCGGCCTGAAGTGGGAAAAGAACGAGCTGGGTGAGGCCGAGCGCGCCTGGTACGTCTGCGAGCACTGTGCAGCCTGTTTTGAACACCGCGACATGGTGGTGGCCCAGGCTAAAGGCCGCTGGATCTGCGACGAGACCGGCATCTGGACGCGCGACAGCATCGACTGGTTCGGCCCAGACAACGAGCCGATCCGCACGCCGCGCTCGGTCAGCTTCTACTGCTGGGCGATCTACAGCACCTGGACGACCTGGGTGTCGTTGGTTGACGAGTGGCTCAAGGTCAAGGGCGACCGCGAGAAGCTGATCACCTTCATCAACACCACGCGCGGCGAGGTGTGGGAAGAGGAGCAGGGCGATCGCGTGGAGTGGCAGGCGCTTTACGCTCGCCGCGAGAACTACCCGAAGGTGCCGCCGCAAGCGCTCGTCCTGATGGGTGGAATCGACACCCAGGACGACCGCTACGAGGGCCGCGTTTGGGCTTTCGGTCTTGGCGAGGAGGCATGGCTTGTTCACCGTTTCATTCTGACCGGCGATCCGGCCAGTGAGGAGTTGCGGCGTAAGGTCGGCTTGGAAATTCACCGGCAGTTCACTCGAGCTGACGGCGTTCCAATGCGTGTCGAGCGTTGGTGCTGGGATGCCGGCGGCCACTATGCCGATGAGGTAGAGGCCGAGAGCGTCAAGCATGGCGTGCACTGGGTGGTTCCGACCTTCGGAGCCAGTACATACGGCAAGCCAATCGCCAACTTCCCGAAGCGACGCAAGCGCAAGGTCTACAAGACCGAACTGGGCACCGACAACGCGAAGGAGCTGATCTACAGCCGTCTGCGTATTGATGTACCCATTCCGTGGCAACCGACCCCTGGCTGTGTGCACTTCCCGATCGACAGCGACATCTGTGACGAGGACGAACTGAAGCAGATCACTGCCGAGAAGAAGAAGCCGGTGATGGCGAAGGGTGTCCGCGTCCTGCGCTGGGATTCCGGCGGGCGCCGAAACGAGGCGCTGGATTGCTTCGTGTACGCCCTTGCCGCGCTGCGCATCAGCCAGCAGCGCTTCGGCCTCGATCTCGACCAACTTGAGCGAGCGCGCGTTGATCCCGTGCCGGAGCAGGTCGCCCAACAGCAACCCTCGAACGAAAACCATGCCAGCACCTCTCAGGGCTGGCTCAACACTGGAAGCGGACCATGGCTCTGACAGCGCAGCAGATGCTCGACAAATACCTGGAGGCCGAGGCCGCCGTGCTGGAAGGGCGGACGGTGATCTTCAACGGACGCACCCACACCATGGAGGATATCGAGAAGATCCGCGCCGGACGCCGGGAGTGGGAGCGCCGCGCGGCGGCAGATCGGGACCGCGCCGCCGGTCGCCGTCCAGGCCCGGCGCTGGCGGAGTTCTGCTGATGAACCTGATCGATCGTCTACTGAAACCCTGGGCCCCCGACCTGGTGGCTCGGCGCCTGGCCGCCCGCGAGGCAATCCAGGCGTATGAGGCTGCCAGGCCAGGGCGAACCCACAAGGCCAAGCGTCAACCGCTGGGCGCCGACACCTCGCTACAGAAGTCTGCGGTCTCCATGCGAGAGCAGTGCCGGAAACTGGACGAAGATCACGATCTGGTTACCGGCTTGCTCGATCGCCTCGAGGAGAGGGTGGTGGGCGGTAGTGGCATCGGCGTGGAACCGCTGCCGCTGCGCCTGGATGGCTCGGTGCATGCCGAGTTGGCCATGGAAATCCGCAGTGCGTGGGCCGAGTGGTCTCTCTCGCCGGAGACCTCTGGTGAGCTGACGCGGCCCCAGGTAGAGCGGCTGATGTGCCGCACTTGGTTGCGCGATGGCGAGGGCTTGGCGCAGAAGTTGATGGGACGAGTCCCGAACTACACGTTTGCCACGTCGGTGCCTTTTGCCCTGGAGCTGCTGGAGCCCGACTACTTGCCCTTCAGCTACAACAACCTGTCGAAAGGCATTGTCCAGGGTATCGAGCGTGACACCTGGCGCCGGAAAAGGGCCTATCACCTGCTCAAGGATCACCCCGGCAACCTGCAGACGCTGGGCGGCAGCCTGGCGGTGAAGCGCGTCGAAGCGGAACGGATCATCCACATCGCCTACCGCAAGCGGATCGGCCAGAACCGAGGCGTGCCGATGTTGCACGCAGTGCTGATCCGCCTTGCCGACTTGAAGGACTACGAGGAGAGCGAGCGGGTGGCGGCGCGCATCAGTGCTGCCCTGGCGATGTATATCAAGAAGGGTAACCCCGACAGCTACACGGTGGAGCCCGGGAAGGACCGGAAGAACCGAACGATCCCCATCGCCCCCGGCATGGTCTTCGACGACCTCGAGCCAGGTGAAGACGTCGGGATGATCGAGAGCAACCGGCCGAACCCCTTCCTTGAAGGTTTCCGCAACGGCCAACTGCGGATGATCGGCGCTGGCACTCGCAGCACCTACTCCTCGGTGTCCAGGGCCTACGACGGCACCTACTCGGCACAGCGCCAGGAACTGGTCGAGGGCTGGCTGGGCTACGACCTGTTGCAGCACGAGTTCATCGACTACTGGTGCCGGCCTGTCTATCGGTCCTGGCTGCAGATGTACCTGTTGGCTCGGAAGGAGCGCCTGCCCGCCGACGTTGATCACCGCACTCTCTACGCGGCGGTCTACCAGGGGCCGGTCATGCCATGGATTAACCCGATGCATGAGGCCAACGCATGGGAGTTGCTGGTCAAGGCCGGCTTCGCCGATGAGGCGGAAGTTGCCCGCGCTCGTGGTCGAGATCCGCGCGAGCTGAAGAAGTCGCGTGAGACGGAGATCAAGGCGAACCGGGCAGCCGGCCTGGTCTTCAGTTCGGATGCCTACCACCAACTGGTCAAGTCCGGGATGGACCCGGTTGAGGCGGTGCAGAAGGTGTACCTGGGCGTCGGGAAGATGCTTACCGCCGACGAGGCTCGCGAGCTCGTCAACAGATACGGCGCCGGCCTACCCGTGCCTGGGCCGGATTTCCCCAACGAGAGCAACAATGGAGGCGCCGATGGGCAGCCATCAAACCCTGATCCATAAAAGCCTGATGCTGCCGATGGCGGCGGCGTTGACTGAGGCCAACGCCCCGCATGAGTCCTGGTACAGCATCAAGGCTGCCGGTCGCGGCGTCGCCGAGGTGCTGTTGTACGACGAGATCGGCGTCTGGGGCATCACCGCGCTGCAGTTCGCTCGAGACCTCAAGGCAATGGGCGACCTGAACAAGATCAACCTGCACATCCACTCCCCGGGCGGCGACGTCTTCGAGGGGACGGCGATCTATAACCTGCTGCGCAACCACCCGGCCAGCGTCGACGTGTACATCGATGGCTTGGCGGCCTCGATGGCCTCGGTCATCGCCATGGCCGGCGACACCATCTACATGCCCGAGAACGCCATGATGATGGTGCATAAGCCCTGGGGCATCCAGGGCGGCGATGCGGACGACATGCGCCGCTATGCCGAACTGCTCGACAAGGTCGAGGACACCCTGGTCATGGCCTACGCCAACAAGACCGGGAAGTCCGCCGACGACATCAAGGCGCTCCTCAAGGAGGAGACCTGGATGAATGGCCGAGAGGCCGTCGCTGCCGGTTTCGCCGACCAGCTCACTGAGCCGCTGCAAGCGGCCGCTCACCTTTCCTCCAAACGCATGCAGGAGTTCGCCCACATGCCCGAAGCTCTGAAAACTCTACTGGCCCCGCGCGCCCAGACCCCCGCCGCGCCGACCAACACTCCCGCGCCGACTCCGGCACCGGCCGCGCCGGCGGCTCCCGTGGCCGCCGCCCCAACCGAGGCCGATATTCGCGCCCGCATCCTCGCCGAGGAATCTGGTCGCCGCAGCGCAATCACTGCTGCCTTCGGCGCGTTTGCCAGCGGCCACGCCGAACTGCTCGCCACCTGCCTGAACGACATGACCATCACCGTCGACCAGGCTCGCGAGAAGCTGCTGGCTGCCATTGGCGCCGATACCAAGCCGGCCGCCACCCCTGGCGCTGGCGCCCACATCCATGCCGGCAACGGCAACCTGGTGGGCGACTCGGTGCGCGCGAGCGTGCTGGCCCGCATCGGTCGCGGCGAGCGCCAGGCCGATAACGCCTACAACGGCATGACGCTCCGCGAACTGGCCCGTGCCTCGCTGGTCGATCGCGGGGTCGGCGTGGCCTCGCTCAACGCCCCGCAAATGGTCGGCTTGGCCTTCACCCACACTTCCAGCGACTTCGGCCTGATCCTTCTGGACGTCGCCAACAAGTCGGTGCTGGCGGGCTGGGAAGAGGCCGAAGAAACCTTCCCGCTGTGGACCAAGCCCGGCATTCTCACTGACTTCAAGCCGGCGCGCCGCGTCGGGCTGGGCGAGTTTTCCTCGCTGCGTCAGGTGCGTGAGGGCGCCGAGTACAAGTACGTCACCCTTGGCGAGCGCGGCGAGCAGATCATCCTGGCTACCTACGGAGAGCTGTTCAGCATCACCCGTCAGGCGATCATCAACGACGACCTGCAGATGCTCTCGGATATCCCGTTCAAGCTGGGCCAGGCGGCCAAGGCCACCATCGGCGACCTGGTCTATGCGGTTCTGACCGGTAACCCGGCGATGAGCGATGGCAAGGCCCTGTTCCATGCCGACCACAGCAACCTGCTCACTGGCGCGGCTTCGGCGCTTTCCATCGACAGCCTGAGCAAGGCCAAGACCCAGATGGCTACCCAGAAAGCCCAGGTAGAGAAGGGCAAGGGGCGCACCCTCAACATCCGTCCGGGCTTCGTTCTGACTCCGGTGGCACTCGAGGACAAGGCCAACCAGATCATCAACTCCGAGTCCGTGCCGGGCGCCGACGTCAATAGCGGCATCGTTAACCCGATTCGCGCATTCGCGCAGGTGATCGGCGAGCCGCGCCTGGACGATGCCTCGGCGACCGCCTGGTACATGGCTGCCAAGAAAGGCTCTGACACCATCGAAGTGGCCTACCTGGACGGCGTCGATACCCCGTACCTGGAGCAACAGGAAGGCTTCACTGTCGACGGCGTGGCCAGCAAGGTGCGCATCGACGCCGGCGTGGCGCCGCTGGACTTCCGCGGCCTGCAGAAATCCAACGGCGCCTGATCGGTGCCAACTCCCGAGCCCCGCACCTAGCGGGGCTTTCTGTTTCTGCCATTAGGAGAATCAACCATGGCGAAGAACTATGTGGAGGACGGCAACGTCCTGACTCTCATTGCGCCCGTTGGCGGCGTTCAGTCCGGCGTACCTGCGGTGATCGGAGACCTGGTGGTGGTGCCGCTGGTAGATGCCGCCGCGGGCGAGCCGTTCGCCGGAAAAACTGGCGGCGTCTGGAGCCTGCCTGCTGCCGCTGGCCTGACCCAGGGCGCCAAGTGCAGCGTGCTCGATGGGGAGCTGGTAGCTGCTGCCACTGCCGACTCGGTGGCGTTCGGCAAGATCACCGAGCCCACCGTTGACGGCTTCGCGTCGGCGATGCTGATCCAACAATGAGCGCGCCGGGCCGTTTTGGCCGGCTGATCCAACGGCTCCACGAGCGTGGGCAAGAGCGGTTATCTGATGCCGTGGGCGAGTTCCGCGGCATCGGCCGCCCCCCGATCAAGGGGATACCGCTGCAGGTCGACCGAAACCTCACCTACGAGGGGCCTGATGGGGTTTTCATCACGGACAAGGTTGGGATCAGTTGGCTGGCGAAGGACGTTCCCACGGCATCGCGTGGCGACCTCTTCGTCATCGGGTCGTCGCGCTATCTCGTGGAAAAGCTCATTGCGAACGACGGTTGGTTGCTGACGGCAGCAACGATCGAGGAGGAAGCATGAAGCCGAACGTGCTCACGATCGGTCGCTTGGCCTTGCTGGGGCGCCTGCAAACCATCACGCCAAACCAGGGATACCGGACGGACGCGGGCACTCGCGTGCTCTCTGGGTGGTTTAACGAGCTGGTCAAGGAGCGGCATGAGGGCTTTCCGCTGATTGTCGTCCAGCCGGGCAAGGAGCAGCCGCCGGAGCATCTTGATGCCGCCGTTCGCTTCCATCGCGGCTTCGACGTGGTAGGCGCGGTGCAAGGTGGGTATGACCACTATGAGGAGGCTCTGGAGGACCTACAGCTAGACCTTCTGGCGTGTCTGATGCCTGCCCCCAAGGGTCAGTTCCTGCGCTGGCTGCCCCGAGAGCGCGGCATTACCGGGCTGACGTTGGGGGCGCCTGAGCCGTACCCGCCGGGCGATGGAGTGGCCGCTGCCGTGATTCGAATCCCTGTGTATCTGAAAACCATCATCGAGGCGTAACCCATGAAGAGCGATCCCCAGGTGCCGGCCTCGGTCGACGCCGCGCCGTCGGCTGCGCTGAACAAGGCCGTCGAGGTCACCCTGGCCAAGGTGCATTGGCACCAGGGCAAGGAGAAGGCGGCCGGCGAAAAGATCAACGTCAGCCCTGACCAGGTTGAATTCCTGCGCCGCGAAGGCGTGATCAAGAAGGAGGCCTGATATGGCTATCGAGAAAGAGACGTATGTGATCGGCGGACCCTTCAAGATCCGCGAGTCCGGCGCTACCACCCCCTTCCAGTTCGCTGGCCTGGTGTCCACTATCCAGCAGACCATCGAGACCAACGAGATCACTTTGCCGGATACCACCACCCCTCAGGGCGGTGAGTACGATGCCGTTTCGCGCATCACTTCGGTCGGGTTGTCGATCAACTTCCGCGAACTCAAGACCAGCATCCTGGCTGCCTTGGTGTGGGGGGACGCCACCAACGTTCCTTCTGCCACCCATACCGACGAAGCGCATACCGCCGTTCCGGGAGGCACGATCGCGCTCGACTTCATGCCGCTGGAGATCACCAGCGTGAAGAGCGATGACGGCACCACGACCTACGAAGAGTTCGACGACTGGAACATGACCGGCGCCGGTATCGAAATCGTTGAAGGGGGTGCGATCTCTGCGGCTACGCCGATCAAGGTGACTTACAAGTCCGCAACCGTTGATGTGATCGAGGCGCTGACCAACAGCGGCAAGACGTTCGAATGCCTCTTCGAGGGTGAGAACGCAGCCGGTACCCAGCGCCGTATCCAGGCGCGCTATTTCCGGTGCCGCCTGAACCCGTCGAGCCAACAGGACTGGCTCAATACCGAAGACTTCCTCGCTGCCGAGGCCACTGCCAAGGTGCTGATGGACCCGACCAAGGTTGGCGCAGGAAAGTCGAAGTACTTCAACATCAAGAAGGAACTGGCGACGGTGTGACGCCGTTCATGCCCGGCAGGGACGCCGGATGTGGGCGAGCCCGCGTGGTGCTACAGTGGCGCCATTTAGGGAGGGGTTGAAATGTACTCTAGGTCGCGCGGATTTACCCTTGTCGAGCTGATGGTCATTGTCGTCCTTTTGGGTGTCATGGTCGCTTTCGCCATTCCGTCTTTTGTGAATCTCATAAAAGGCAACAGCACGGCCTCGGCGCGCAATGATTTGCAAAAGAGTCTCGATTATGCGCGCGCGATGGCGATGACAAATAAGACCGGTGCGCAGGTCTGCGTAGCTGATGGGACAATAACTATCAGCAATGCACGTAAAGCGGAAAAAATCATAACAGGCGGAAGCGGGGGCTCTGTTCAGTACGGATTTAAGTATGACTGGGAGGTCGCAAGTAAGCTCTCGTCTAAAGAGTACAAAGCTATTGGGTCCAATGGGCTAGATTCTGGCTGTGTTGTGTTTGCTTACAATGGTTCAATACCTGAGATTGCTAAGAAGGCGCCGAAGTCTCCTAAGCCGCCTCTTAGTTCTGAGGGTAAGTGTGACACCAGTTCTTCGCCTCCTCCATATGTAAATAAGGATGGATTCTTCGGCCGCTCGGATGGCTCTGCCGATCCGGAATGGGAGCTGATCTTCAACGGCGCCGGTTTCTATGTTGTCAGAAAGCCTGGAGGGGCTGACTTTACAAGTGAGCTGTCTTGGGACACTTCTGGCTGCTGATAGTTTTTTCAGTTACGGACCCCGCTATTTGCGGGGTTTTCTTTTTTATGGAGTCGAAAATGTCCACATTCACAGCAAGTCGGGTTGTTGATATTGATGGCGTTGAGTTGACCGTGCGGGAACTTAGCGTTGCGGATGTTCGAAAGCTAATGCAGGAGGTCAGTGACCAAGACCTCGTCAGTAATGCTCTCTTCGAAGATATCAGGCTTTCCGATCTGTGCCTGATGACGTCGGTTACGGAGAGCCAAATTAACGATCTCCGGCCCAGCCAACTCGCCAAGTTGCTGGATGCATGTAAAGAGGTGAACCCGCATTTTTTCGGAATGCTGGGCCGTCTCTCGAAACTCCGCGACAAGCCTTGAGGAGTCTGGAGCGCGCCATTTGCGTTCTGGTGAGGCTTGGGCATCACCACGTCCTTGAATATCCATGGTCGCTGTTCTTGACCGCGCTGAAGGCTGAATGAAATGGCTGACGTAAAGATCCGGCTGACTGCTGACCTAGATGATGCGCTGCGCGAGGTGTCAGGTTTCCGCAAGGAATACGCCGAACTGGTCAGGCAGGTCGCGCAACCTCTTAGGCGTTTAAACGATTTCACTGCTCTCGAAAGCACCCTTGAGGACACGCAACGCCAGGCGCGCTCGGCGCGCGAGCAGATCCGCACGCTCGGCAACGAACTGGCATCGACGATCAGGCCGAGCCGCGAATTGCAGCAGGCTTACCGGGACTCCATTTCGGACTTGCGAAGCCTGGAGCGGGCAGAGACGGTCCAGATAGCTAGGCTTTCCGCGATGCGCCGGGAGTTGAAGCAGGCCGGGCTGGATACGAGGAGCCTGACATCCGAACGGCAGCGGCTCCAGCGGGAGCTGGATCGAAACCTCCAGGCTGGCCGGAATGATGCGGCCACCACCAGCCTCCGGCAACAGGCGGCAGCGATCAAGCAGAGCGCGATCGAGCAGCGCCGCTACAACTTGGAGCAAGCGCGTAGCACCCTGGGAGTAGCCAGGGTGCGCGAACTGCAGGCTGCCATCGGGCAGTTGAACCAGCAATATCGCTTGCTTCGGTCCAGCGGAACGCTATCCACAAGGGAGCTTGCCGTTGCGCAGCGGGCGCTCAAGAAGCAGATCGCGGAGACCAAGAGCGAACTCAACTCGCTGGGTGCCGGCTCGCGGCTGTCGAGCATCGGCTCTCTCCGCGGGAGCGGTCCAGCGCTGGCGGTTGCGGGTCTTGCCGCCGCAGTAGGCGCTGCAACGGCGAAGCTAGCGAACGGGGCTGACACTGTTGGCCGGCTCGACTCCCGGCTTCGCCTGGCGACTCGCTCGCAGGAAGAGTTCAACACCGCGCAGATCGAACTCGACCGTATCGCGGATGATGTTCAGGGCGACGTCGGCGACCTCATCGGCCTTTATTCGCGGTTGCAGCGCCCTCTGCGGGATGCGGGCATGGATCAGCGCGCCGCCCTCGAAACCGTAGAGGCGGTATCCCTTGGCCTGAAAATTGGTGGGGCATCTGCCGAGGAGTCGGCCTCGGTCATTACCCAGTTCTCCCAGGCCATCGCCAGTGGTGTCCTGCGGGGCGAAGAGTTCAATACCGTTCTGGAGTCCTCGGATCGAATTGCTGGCGCTTTGGCGGACTCCTTCGGGGTGACTGTTGGCCGGCTTCGTGAGATGGCTGCCGCCGGTGAACTGACCTCGGAGCAGATCGTTATCGCGCTGCGGAAGGAACTTCCGAAGCTCCGCGAGGAGATGGCTTCGTTTGCGCCGGAGATCGGCGCGGGGCTGAACCGGATCTTTTCCGAAACCCAGAAATATTGGGGGCGCAGAGCGAAGGAAACAGGCATCGTCGACTGGGTTGCGAACCAGTTGAACGATGTTGCCAAGGGGATCAACACGGCGAATACGCTGGTGAAAAAGGGCGAGGGCAGCCTCACGGCCACCCTCGCCGCCGAGAAGGCGCGTCAAGAGCAGATCGTGAAGCGCCAGAACGATGCCCTGAAGCGGGCTCGGGATCAGAACGTCGCTGATCTCCAGTCTGAGGTTGTTCGGACCAAGGCCCTACTTGAGCAGTCCACCAAGAACCTCAACGACGCGCTTTCGCGCCAGGCAGATGTCCGCAAGGAGTTTGCCGACCTGGTGAAGGGTATCCAGGCGACGCCCGCCTCCGGAACGCAGACCTTCGGTGATGCCACTGCGGCCCAGGCCTCGGCTCGGAACGCGCTGACCGCCGGCAACAACCAAAAGGCGATCGAGGAGGCGCGCCGCGCGCTGCAGATCCTTCAGCAACTGAAGGATGCTGGCGCGAACAGCTACGGCTTCGAAGGCGTGGCCAAGGAGGTGGAGCGAATCGCCAACAAGGCCGCAGAGGTAGAGGCTGGTAATGCCAAGGCTGCGGATGACGTCAACCGCCTGAACCTGGCCGACCTCGAGGAGCGCATCAAGGCTGTGCAAAACGTCGAGGTGTCGTTCGGAATGGACTTCGAAAGCGCGGAGACCTTGAAGCAACAGGTCGCCGACATCGCCGCCGGCCTGGCTGAGCAACTCGTGATACCTATCACGCTGGTTCCGCCTCCGGAGATGGGCTTGCCTGGCGTGCCCAGCATCACCCCCAAGATACCCGGGTTTGCCACTGGTACGCAGAGCGCTCCCCCTGGTATGGCGTGGGTTGGGGAGCGTGGGCCGGAGTTGATGATGATGCGGGGAGGAGAGCGCATCTTCAACGCGGTGCAGTCGCTGCAGATGTCGCAGAGGTATCAACGAACTCTCCCCGAGATACCAGAGATTCCGACCGCGGCGCTTCAGCAGGCGAATCCGCTGGCAGCCATGCAAAACCTGGGATCGCTGACCCTCAACCTGGGTGGAGACGATGCCGGCTTCACCGTTTTCGGGACACACGACACGCTCCGAGACATACGCAAGGCCGCCTCGAAGTTCGGGCGGACGCGCCCAAAATGACCAAGCCCGCCTCGCGCGGGCTTTTTTATGGAGTTGGGAATGATTATTCCGAACGTGATGCTCGGGGGAATTCCGATCGTGATACACGGTGGCGCCCCGCAGTGTCAGTACCAGGCTGTAGATGGCGGCGTCGAGCGATTGAGGCTCAGCGGAGGTGCGGCAGTACAGATGACGCACTGGCGCAAGACGGCAATCACCATCAGCGGTTCAGGATGGATCGGTACGGGGATGCTTGGGCTCGACTTCGACAGCCCGCTGGAGCTGCGATGCAATGCGTCGCTTGGCATCTCGGGTCGTACTGCCGCCGACCGAGTATTCACCATCCCGGGCGAGGTTCGGCCGGACGCCGGTCCATGGGGGCTGGCGCTGGTCGGTCGTGAGTGGGTCAGAACGGACGTCTCGTCTGCCGGCCAGGTGGTAACTGTGTCGGAGATCCCGGGCGCGCAACTCTACCGCGTAGAGTGGTGGCCGCTGTTCCACGTCTTCGCGTCGGTCCCTCCTGAAGCACTTGATTCTTCGAACAACAGCCGGACCTGGCAAATTGTCGCTGAGGAAATCTGATGCTCAACGGTGGACCGCTCAATAGCGCTGCGCTGAACTCGGCCGCTCAATCCGTTGTGCCTGGTCCTGAGCCGATCATCCCAGGCTACGCTTTCACATGGCGAGCAATCGTGCGTGTTGGCGATGACGACGTTACACCGCTCCTGACTGGGGAGATCGAGGTCGATCGTGAAGAGGGGGCGGCTGGCGTCGCTTCCTTTTCGATCTATCTCGGCGACGGCCCTGTTGTCCCTACGGACTGGATTGGTCGAACCGTAACCATCGACTACGCAACGGAGACCGCCGGCGAGCTGAGTCAGGGCCGGCGGTTTACGGGAAGGGTTACGCAGCCAGCCTGGAATCCTGTTCGGCGCGTCCTGGACGTCAGTTGCACGGACCAGTTGCAGCAGCGTGTAGAGGCCATGGAGATTGCGGCCGTCGACGCCCTGGTCGGCGGCGCCTGGTCCGCCGATGTGTTCGAGCCGGTCGATGGGCGCTCGCGGTGGGACTACGCCCAGGAGCGTTTGACCAGCGTTACCGGGAGCTTGGACTGTTCGCCATATGGTGCTCTCCGCGTCACGTCATGGCTTTCGGTGGTTCCTGCCTTCGAGTTCGGCCAAGGCTCTACGGTATACGGATCGCTTACGGTCGAGTTGGCCGACCTGAGTTCGCAGACGAACAGGATCGAGATCGAGTGCGACTACCGATTCAGCCGGCTCTGGCAGTTGAACGCCTCGTATGGTTGGCAGCACCCCGGCACGGGTAACGCGGTCGGCGAGGCGGGGTTCTGTAATTGGCGCGGCGACGACACCGAGTTACCGGATGTCGAGATGATCACCTCGGCGACCGAGAGCAGCGGCCAGACGTTGTTCTATGCGACCTGGTATCCACTGCCGCCCACGGGCGTCTACTGCAATCCGCCGGCGGCATGGGTAAACAACTTCACCGAGCTGCTGCTCGGCGGAAATTGGATTGCTGGCCGGCGCTGGGTGCAGTCCGTTACAGAGCGCTATCGGTTGGTCATTGAGGTTCAGCCGAGCGTGGCGGCGACCGGTCCGATTGTCGGTCGGCAGCGTGCCTCGTTCGAGATCGAGTCGGACAGGGCCGAGCGCTGGGAAAGCGACCCGATCACCGGCGGCAGCACCGGCTACGACGACGAGAAGGATGGCAGCCGGCGTTTGTCCGCGCTGAACTGCTTGTTGGCCCAGGGAGCAACGACACTCATCGCCGCGCACCGTGGGACGACTGTGACGTGGGACGTGCCCACCAGCATGGTTCTACCGATCGACCTAGTGCATACGCTCCGCCTCGATGATCAGGGGGCGCGCGCGGTGGGCAAGTGTCGACGCATTGTCGACCGGCTCGACCTCGCATCCGGAAGCGCCCTGACCACGATCTCTATCGCGGTGATGCGAGGCGGGGGCGGCGCAGCAGACCCCCTTGTTCCTCCTGCTGGCTCGTCCGATCCCGTCAGTCCACCGTCGGGCGGCGGACAACTCACGACGCAGCTCGGGGGCCGCAACGGCAGTCCCGCGTATGACGATGAGGCGGATGGTTTCTCGGGAAACTGGAGCAACCGCGATCCCGGCGCTGAGTTGTTCCCGCGGCGCTTCTCGTTGACCGCAAACGACATTCCGGAGACCTACCGGGACGAGCATGCGCCGGAGCTCGCGGCCACCTACCGGGTATCCGTGCCTGACGACTTACTGGAGATGTAGCGATGGCGAGAGCCTGGATCAACAACTGGAAGACGACGCTGAGCGCCGGCTTGGCGCCTGGCGCCACTAGCCTGACGGTTCCGGATGCCGCCGCCGCGTTACTGCCTCTCTCCGGCGGTAGCTGGGTTCTGTTGACGCTGGCGGATGACGCTGGCGCGCAGCATGAAATCGTGAAGGCAACCGTCCGCGCGGGCGGTGTGCTGACGATTGAGCGCCGACAGGAAGGAACAACTGATGGCAACTGGCCGGCGGGAACGGCGATCTATGCAGCCGTCACGGCCGGCGATCTCATGGCACTGCAAGCGCGAATCGCGGCCTTGGAGGGCGGCACTCCCGACGGAGCCCTGGTCGATGCGAGTGGTTCGGCTCTCGTCGATGGCGCCGGAAACAACCTGATCATGGAGAACATTTGATGGCAACTGTTACGCACGTCCTGTCCGGTGCTGGCGCTCCACCCTCGGCCCCGCCCAGCGTGGGCGCTCATTACGTAAACACGACAAACGGTGACCAATACCTTGCCAAGGGCACGGCCTCTGCGGCGGATTGGGTGAAGCAGGGCGGCGGAGGTGGAAGCGCTCCCTCCGAAGTACTGCACATAACTGGCGCGGGCAATTTCTCGCTTGGGCCGCAGCACGCAGTTGTCGAGGCGCCTCTGAACAACATTCCTGAGAACGAGATCGGGGCTGTCGATATCGACACAGCCTCTTCTCGGCAATTTGATTTGCACGTCAAGGGGAACGCAGATTCAGTGTTTTTCGTCGGGACCGCGGGTGGCGTCGACTTGCCGGGTGGGACGTTCATCGTCGGGATGCAGAGGAATTGGGCTTCAACCCGCGAGTATGGATTCCAGATCCGAGGCATAGACCTAGCTGGTGAGGCCTGGGTGCGGGTGTATTACGACGCCGGCGCCGGAACTATGACCATGCTTGTGCTCGCTGACGTGCCAGCGCCGGCATAAGGAGGTGGATCATGGCTCTATCAGATGAGCGCCGCGGTATCGGCGCGAGGAACGAAGCGATCCGTCGCGCCGGCGGCCAACGGGTTGAAGCGGAGCGCCGCGGTGACCAGGGCTTGACCGCGGCGCTCAACCGGCTGATCGAGCCTGAGCGTCAGGCGCGCGCACTGCGCAAGATCGATCCGCGCGGCGCTCTGGATGCCGCGCGCGGCAGGGCCGACTACAACCCCGCAGGCAAGCAGATCGGCGGGGGCGGTGTGTCCTGGCCGTTGGCCGAAACCGACAAGTCGAAGCGCACGGTGGCCGATGAAGAGATCGTGAGCACCGATGGCCTGGTTGTCGTTGTGTTCAAGCGCGTCACCAGCTTCGAGATGCAGGATGGCGGCGAGAATATCGGCCGCATGGAGTTCAAGGCATGAACCAACTGATGCCCTGGGACGGCGAGGTCGTTCGCATGGGCTGGCCGTGGCACGGAAAGATCCGCCAGCCGGACAAGGATCTGGCCGGCTACGTCACCCTGCCGAACGGGGCGACGCGCCCAGCGATCGCGTACTACGGTACCTGGCCGATGAATCATACGCATCTGTTCGACATGGGCCTGCCGGACCAGGACGACCCGCAGGTCGAGGAGCAGGGCGGGAAGTGGTGGGGGCGAACGATCCTCCGAGGCGGAGGCAATTACGACTATCAGTTGTACTACGGCGGCGCGACGACCTCGGCCGAGGGGCAGCCCTATACAGGCGAAGCGCCGTTCAGGGGGCTTCCTCTCTGGTGGGATAGCGACGAGGAACCGCGCCGCCCGCTGTATGTAGATATCTACCTCAATTTGGAGCAGGGCAGCTACTACCTCGATTTTTGGACAAAGGGCGGAACGATTCACGCCCTTCGGAAGAAGATAACGCTTGAGGATGTTGGGCAGGGCGCAGGACAGCCAGAGTGCGCGGTAAAAGATCTGCTCGGGAGCAACTTCGACTACTGGTTTTTCGGTGAAAACGTCAAGCTGGACTACCTGAAGCTGCTGGGGGTCTACCGAAATCGGTTGCTGCTGGGGGTGGTGGTGACACAGGGTGAAGGGATGCGGCAGATTGACCCTCCGCCCGGAACGTCGGTGGTCAGCGGTTCGTCCCCGTCTGGAGCCCCTCAGGGGTTGTATGGTCTCGTCGAGGTGACCATTGCCCCGGATATCCGAGATCCAGAGGCGGATCACAGTCAGACGGTCACAATAGACGTGATCGAGAATCGCCAGGCCGCGCTCGGTAATCCGGTTCATCAGGTGACCGACGAGAGCAGTCAGCCGGGCGATCCCATCGAAACTACGCTCTATCGAGAGGAGTGGAACCAGACCTCCGGGTTGCTGACCGCCTGGTATGACGCTCAGGGCAACATCCATACCGCGCGCTACAACCGACGCCACTATGCACTTAAGGAGTACCGCAACGAGCCAGGCGTGACGACAAGAACAGCGACGGAGCGAAGCAGCGAGGTTGCGCTGTTGAGCGGCTCCGGATCAGTTGTCGACAGCACTGTACTGACAGAGCAGTTCGAGGCGCTCTACATCCCAGGGACAGGACTGCAGATCACTCGGACGGTGAAGTGTACGGGGGAGCCGGATGACGTCACGACTTATACCGACCCAGACCATACGGGTGGCCCGGTGGTTACCCCGCCGACGACGACATTCCCCCCAGGTATGCATATCGTCAACACCGTTGTGACCTACCAGTGGCTGGTGAACGGCGAGAACATGCTGGCCAACCAGGACCAGCATCAGGTGTGGCTCGCCGCGTTGAGCAACAACAGCGCAGCTATCTGCCACATCCGCGATCCCTTCGACTATCCCGAGGGGCAGACCACAACGACCGTCAGCGTTCGCCAGGGGCCGGCCATGCACCTTGGAGGCGTGACCTCTGGAACGGTTACCGACACCCTGACAAAGAGCAAGCCTGCGCATGAGTACCGGCGCGGCTTTTTCTGGGAGCCGGCAGACCGTTGGGTACGAGCCAGTTGCAACCCGATCACCGGAGAGCTCTCTCGCGGCCCGGAGTGCATCCAGTACCTGACCAGTTGGGTTTAGCCCCTCTCACTACATCAAGGAGAAGCCGCATGACGCCGGCCTGTGTACCCCTGCGCGTGGAGCGCGGGGCGACGTTCCGCGACACGATGCGGATCATGCAACCGAGCCTGGTCTACCGGCCGATCACTCAGATCGCGCCGACTGCTCCCGTCCGGCTGACCATCCCTGGGCACGGATTGCCCGTCACGTGGCTGGCCTGGATAGATGGCGTCCAGGGCATGCCCGAACTGAACCGCGCCCGGCTTCGGCAACTGCCTCACCGGGTCGCGTCCATCGACGACAACACCGTCGAGATCAACCTGCTTTCAGCCGTTGGGCTGGCGCCTGTGGGCGGGCAATTGATCTACCAGCCACCCGTTGACCTGGCTGGCGCCGAGGTACGGATGCAGATCCGCGACGCGCCAGGCGGGACTGTGCTGATGACGCTGGCGCTCGGCTCCGGCCTTGAGATCGCTGGCGCCGGAACGATCTCGCGCGAGATATCGGCCTCCGATACCGCGGCGCTGATGTGGTCGTCGGCGGTCTACGACGTGGACGTGACCTACCCGGATGGAACGGTCCATCGCTACTACAGCGGACCGATCACTGTGAGCCGTGGGGGAGGGTGCGATGGATGACGCCGCCGAGCCCTGGGCGCTGGCGATCGAGGTTGATTGCGAGCCGCTTGTGCTCAGCGAGATGCAGGAATACGCAGTCACCGTGACGCCGCCGGCCGATGTGCTGGTCGTTGTGGCTGGTGATCAGGGGCCGCCCGGCAGGGACGGCGTAGATGGCGCCCAGTGGGCACAAAGCGAGTGGTGAACATGGCTCAGATTCGATTTTTCAAAGTGGCAACCCTGCCGGGTACGCTGGAACCCGATTCGTTCTACTTCGTCGAGAACGGCAGCTACTCGGAGTCCTACCTGACGAACAGCGCCGGCGTGGCGCGCTCGATCGGTAACAGCGCGATGATCAACGCGCTGATCAACGAGGCGTTGGCCAGCTTGCCCGGCACCGGCGCGCCGATCCTGTTCGTTGCGGATATCGCTGCACGCGATGCCCTGGAGCCTGAGGGCGCAATCTTCGTTCTGGTTCAAGACGCTTCCGCCGACCCGACAGTCGAATCCGGCGCTGCGCTGTACGCATGGAACCCGGCGACCAGCGCGTGGCTGAAGGTGGCCGAGTATGAGTCGATGGACGTCGAGCTCAACTGGGACGCGATCAACGGGCGGCCGACCTCGACTCCGGCGCAGATCGACACTGCCGTTTCCCAGGCGCACACGCACGCGAACAAGTCGACGCTCGACAAGTTCAGCGAGGACGGCGGCCTGGTTCGATTCGGCGGGCAGCCTATTCCGGCTGAGTGGAACGGGGCGGCCTGGTAATGGCCGTGCTACAGACCCATAAAGTCGTCGCGCAACTGCCTGCCGCGCTGGAGCCGAACGCGATCTACTTCGTCCGGCGCAGCACCGGCTACGACCAGTTCGTCACCAACGGCGCGGGCGTGGTGGTGGCATACCCGATGAATGTCCGCATCCCCGCGGCTGTGCCGGGCTATCTCGCCGACGGCTCCATGCTGAAGCTCACGATGAACCCTGACGGCCAACTGCCGGCTTACACCGCTGGCGGCGCAACTCTCAACCTGCAGGTGCTTTTCAATGGCTGATGTTCGACCGACCAAGTTGCAGAACGACGGCAACGGATACGGCAGTCTCCGCGAGTTCGCCGACGGCGACACGGTGCCGGTTGCCCTTGGCGGGACAGGTGCGCCGACTGCTGCTGGCGCGCGCGCATCTCTTGGTCTGGGGAGCGCTGCAGTTCGTAGCGCCCTTGGATCAACTGGGGCTTTGTACTCGCGAGACAGCATCCTTGGCTCGGTTTCGCAGTCGAGCGGGGTGCCAACTGGCGCAGTGATCCAGCGGGGTAGTAATGCGAACGGTGAGTTCGTGCGGTTCGCTGACGGAACGCAGATATGCATTCGGCAGATCGCGGGTTCTGGCAGCAATTATCCTGCTGGCGCCCATACCGTTCAAATGCCTGCTGCGTTTGTGGGAGGGAGTCTGTTCGGTGGGTCGTTTACTTGGATACCGAGCAACAATTGGCCGACGTCGCAGTGTGCAGTTAGGGGAGCATATTACGGAGGTCAGGATGCTACGTTCTATCTGAACGAGGATCTTGGCTCAAACGGGCTTTACATCTTGGTTATAGGGCGGTGGTTCTGATGATCATCACATTGTCACCGTACTATCCGCTGCCCGGAAGCGCCGAGCGCCTGTCGCTGAGCAGGGCTGGTGATGTGCTCACCGTGAACGGCCAGGCGTTCGACTTCACTCCGCTCCCGGAGGGCGGCGAGTTGCCGACCGAGGCCATTGGATCGGAGTTATTCGCTGGTCCTGTGGCGCGAAGGAATGGCCGGCTGGAACTAACCCTGCGGTTCCCGCTGGCCGCTGATGCCAGTGCCGCCGCTCGCTTCCCTGAACCGTTGCTGATCGAGGCTGATGGACCTGTGGAGTTACCGCGATGATCGACTGGAGCCAGGTAAAGACCGCTGAACAGCAGGCGCAAGAACGCTGGCAGGCTGAGTACGATGCCGCAGCCGTGGCTCGGGCAAATGCCTACCGCCTGGAGAGTGACCCGCTCAAGACCGAGGCCGAGTTCGACGCTATCAAGGCCGGCGTGGAACCGGACTACTCTGCCTGGATGGCCAAGGTCGAGGAGATCAAGGCCCGCTTCCCGTTGCCTAGTCCACTAGCTGAATAGGTAGTTGTGACGAGGTTCACGTTTTTGCCACGTTCCGACAGTCTGATATGCGGAGTAGATAGGGATGTTGGTATGGACGAGATGTTGCGGCGTAGGCTCCGGGCGGAGTTACTGGAGGTGGGATTCCTCAACCAGTGTTGCCTTGACCTGATGGAAAGCATGGAGGCTGAGTTCAGCCTCACTGATGACCAGCGCGAGTGCATCGAGCAACTCAGCCGATTTCTGCAGGAAGGGATCGGCAAGCTGACATTCCTGTCCGAGCGTGTGGCGGCCGGTGATATTGTTGTGCTTTGTTGAGCGTTTAAATTCCCTTTCCGCACGTCAAGGCCGGCGCTGAACCGGACTACAGCGCTTGGGTCGCAAGGTCGATGAGATCAGGGTGCGCTTCCCGCTGCCGGAGGCGAACAGAGGTGAATGACAGGCTGTCATAAAGCTGGCATTACCGAGCCAAAACAGCCCATTCAGGCACAAAAAAGGCACTTGCGATAATCGCTAAGTGCCTGATTTGTAAGGGTTGTTTGGTGGAGCCGGGGGGATTTGAACCC